CGGTGATCCACTGGAGGTTCGTGAGGGACGGGCTGGAGCCAGACGTGATGCCCTGCCAGCCGTTCTGCGAGACAGCCATGCTGTCCTCCTGTTCCGTGCACGACAAAGGCCCCCGGCGTGAGCCGAGGGCCTGCGTGCTACTAGGTCGATTACTTGTCGATGTGGTTGTCGAAGCGCGCGCCGAGAGCGCGTACCTCGGGGACGAGGATGTCCTTGACGATGTAGGTGAGCTCGCCGATCGCGGCGGTGTTCGCCGTGCTCGCGTCCATCACCACGTCGAGGTCATCTCGCAGGTTCGTCTTGTGGTCGTTCGCGGTGTGGTAGCGCACCTCGCTGAGCACGTCCTGCGTCTCCGCGTGACGCTTCTCCTGCCGACGGTGGTTCGCGAGGAACGCGGCACCAAGCACGCCAATCAGACCGATCAGGGCAACGACGATCTCGATCACAGCCGCCACGCACCTCCATCCTTCTTCCATGCGCGGGCGGGGGACCACACGCCGTTGACCTTCACGAACGGGCGCGCGTTACGCCACGCTCCCTCGTGCTTCACGAATACGGCTGCGAGCGTCTTGAACGTCGCGACGTTGGACCAGGCGCCTGCACCCTTCGCGTTCCAGGCCCGCACGCGGACCCAGAAGTCGGTGCCCGGATCGAGCCCGGTGATCGCCTGACCCGAGCCGATAGAGGACACCTCGGCGGCGAGGTCGGTGAAGGCCGCGTTGCGCGAGACCTGCGCCGCGTAGCGAGTGATCGCCTCACCACCGTTGTCGGCGGGCGGAGTGAACCGCAGCGTCACGGAGTCGTTCGTCGCGCCCGTGGCCGCCAGGCCGGTGGGGGCGAAGGGGATGCGCGTCAGCGTCTTGAAGCCGCGCGCGGCAGACCAGGGACCCCAGCCGTTCGCGTTGTGCGCGCCAGCGAAGAAGACGTAATCGGTCGCGTGCGTGAGCCCGGAGACCGTCACCGTGCCGCTCGTCTCTTGGTCATAGACGATCGCGCCGCCTGCGTTCTTCTGGATGCGAACGCGGTACCGGTCGATGCCGAGACCACCGTTGCTCGCAGGGGCGCCGACGACTGCTCGCGCAGACGTCTCGTAGATCGTGTCAACCGCCGTGCTCGGCTGACCCGGGACCGTGGTCGCGGCCCGGTAGGTCGGCAGCGTGTACGACAGGGAGTGCGCCGGGGTGACGCCGCCGTAGTGACCGCCGACGGATGCGGACCAGCTCCAGGTCTGACCACCGACCACGCGAAGGTCCTGCGAGCCGAACTCGATGCGCGCGATGGCGTGCTGGCCCTGCGACATCCGGTAGCCCCACGCGGGAGCGCCGAGGCCGGTGCCGGAGGCGTACATGATCTGGTCGTCGGAGGTGCTGTATGCCGCTGCCGTGTAGATCACGAGGGCGCAGGCGATGTGAGTCGTCCCGACGGCCGGGTCCTCGTGGATGAACTGGAGTCCGATGTTCTGGAGGTTGGAGCCGACCTGACCGCCCCACGTTGTGTAGACGGCCACGTCAGATCACCTGGAGCCAGATGTCACCGTTGGAGCCCTGGGCCGCTGCCGGGGCAGCGGTAGAGACCGTGATGTTGCGACCGTCGTTCGTGCTCGTGGTCGGTCGACCCGCGATGGTGGTCCAGTCCACGAGGTTCTTCCACGCGGTGCCGTCCCAGAACTCGAACGTCTTCTTGTCGCGGTTGTAGCCGATCTTGCCCATGCGGCGCTCGCCCGAACCGGGCTGCGTGGCCGTGGTCCAGTCACCGATGAGGCTGCCCGTGCGGCGCCGGACGTCGGTCACGTCGGTGGGCTGGATCAGGATGCCGTTGGACGAGATGCGCACGTCGGCGAGGGGCAGTTCGTAGATGCCCGCGTCCGTCTTCGTGCGCGGGGGAGAGACCGGCGTGGCTGCCGGCTCGCCCTTGATGTAGTTGAGCAGGATCGAGTCGGTGTTCGGGTCGAGCCGCAGGACGATGGTGTCGATGCGCGGCTGCGAGGTGCCCGGAGGCAGCTCGATCTCCTCGACGCTGGTGCTCTCGTAGACGTGGCCGCGAACGATCGCGAGGCCGGGCTGCACCTTCACCTTGAGGGTGGTGCCGTCAGCGGAGCAGGACAGCGCGGAGCCGTCACCGATGACGCCGGTGTCCTGGAGCTCCTTGAAGAACTGGGTGTACTGCGTCTCCGTCGTCTCGATGCCGTCGAAGGGGTACGAGGTCTGAGCCATGTGGTCTCCTCCCGGCACGACAAAGGCCCCCGGCGAATGCCGAGGGCCTTGCGTGCGGTGTTGGGGTTGTCAGGGGTTGGTGGTCACGCTCGGTGCCGGGACGCGGAACGTGTACGACCTGCTCGGGACGAACGAGGCGGGGTCCGGATGGTCAGCCGGCGCGGCCTCGATGCACGTGAACACGAGGGTCTGCGTCTCCGGGTCGTACTCGTATCCAGCGGGGGAGTAGAGGGGGATCATGGTCAGCCTTCCGAGATGTAGTTGATGCCGTTGAGCGAGGTCCAGGTGGCGGCGCCCGTCATCGGGACGACCTGTGAGCCGACCTGGAGGTCCACGCGCGCCGGGGCGTTGGTGCTGTTGGCCTGGTAGATGCGTCGCTCGCTGCTGGTGCGGTAGCCAGCCGGGAGGGTGCCGGCCATCGTGGCGAAGGTGCCGCTCTTGATGAGCCCCTGGAGCGAGACGATGCCGTCGGGCGCCATGTAGTAGCCCTGTGCCGGGAACGTGGAGCTGTAGTCGACCCACAGGTTCGTGGGCGCCAGCCGGACGTAACTGCCGGGCGACACGTAGTCCTTGGCGAGCCAGGCGGGGGAGCCGGACATCGTGAGCCAGGCCGTGCCCTTCGTTCCGCTCTTGACGACGACCGCGCCCTCGGCGGAGCAGTGGTAGGTCGCGAACCCGCCCGAGCAGAAACCGGAGTAGTGCACCTGCGCGCCGGGCGAGGCGCCTGCCGGAATCGCGAACGCCTGCGTGTCCGCTGCTACGGCGGCGGACCCTGCTCCACGGAACAGCCCTCGGAACCAGACGCGGCCGTGCTGGTCGATCCAGTACGAGAAGCGCTCCCAGGACCGGTCCTGGTCGTAGTAGTCGGCGAAGGCGCCGATGTTCCAGACGGAGACCGGAGTCCACACTCGCTGCGGGTCCGCAGCCGGGAACATCACGGAGTCGAGAGCAACCCACGAGCCTGCGGTCATGGACCGCACGACGATCTGGCCGTCCGGATGGATGTCCAGGGAGCCGGTGTAGTTGTTGCCAGCGGCGACCGCGACCATGATCTTGCTGTCGGGGCGGAACCCTTCGGGAAGGGTGCCGAGGACGGAGCCGCCAGCCCCGCCGGTCACCAGGCCCTTGAGGACGACGATGCCAGAGGCTGTCTTGGTGTACCCCGAACGTGCGTAGTCGCCGCCGTACTGCGTCCACGGCGGGTTGATCGTCAGCGAGTGCCACTGGACAGGCATCACGCTCGCGCCGATCTGGAACCACCGGAAGCCGTCGGTCGTGGCGCGCAGGTCCATGAGGCCGGCGCTGCCCGTGTCGGTGCGCCGCACGTAGAGCGGCGTGTCCTGCGTCGGGCGCGCCTCCTCCACGAGCTTCTTCTGCTCGGACTCGTTGTTCGCGGTGTGGAACCAGACGCGCGGGGCGCCGTTGTTGGCCTCCAGCGAGTTGAGACGGGTGTTGGTCGTGGACTGGAACTTCGTCAGGGCAGCACCGGACGAGGTGCTGCTGATGTCGCCGAGCGCGCACGCGACGCGGACGCCGTTGGTGTCCACGGAGACGATGGCTGCGGTGACGCGAGCCGTGATCTCCTTCCCCTCGATGACGGCGGTCACCAGGTCGCCGATGTTCCAGTCGACCTGGTAGCGCATCGTGGTCTCGTCCATCGGGACGAACTTCACGGTGGACTGGTCGAGCCCCTCCTTGGCGATGACCTCATCGCCCGTCTGCTCCAGCTCGGCGATCTCCTTGGCGCCGCGCTTGTCGCTGACCTTCTCGATGCGCCGGCCCCAGAGGGCCTCCTGCGCGAGGGACTCGGCGGAGGTGCGCAGCACCATGTCGCGCTTCACGCCCTCGTTCGACCCGAGCACGATCGAGTGCGTCGTCGTGGCGCCCTTGGTCGTGTAGTCGTAGGACGCCAGCGTGTTGTTCCACAGGTCCATGCGAATCGTCTTGGACCGGTCGATGGGCTTGAAGGTCTCGAAGACCAGGCGCTCGCGCTGGCACATGATCCGGTAGCCGAGCCCAGAGAGTTCGCCGATGTCGGCGAGCATGGTGGCGAGGTTGTCGAACCGCGCCGTGCGGCGGACATGCAGTCCGCGAGCCTGATTGGTTCCCATCGTCAGGTTGCTCACGCGGCGCGGAGCCGGGCTGTTCACCATGTTGGCGGCGACGTATCCGTGGATCACGGACTCGGCCGGACCGGAGAGCTCGTGGTTCTCGCGAGCCTTCTGGCCCTCGATGGTCGCGTTCTCCGGGACGGGCCACGCCGTGTAGTCGCCGAGGATCAGGTCATCGGTCGCGCCCGTGAACTGGACCGTGCCCTCGGGCTGGTCCTTCGACCCCTTGGACGAGGCCGTCAGCGTTCGGCCCGTGTAGAGCAGGCCGTTCGGTCCGGTCGCCACGATGCCGGAGCCGGGGACCCGCAGGTGGAACACCATCGGGTGCTCGACGGGAAGCGTGAGCGTCCACGAGCCAGGCGCGTTCCACTCGTCCCGGAGCATGAAGGTCGCCTCGGTCGGCAGGATGATGCCGACACGCTTGAGCGCCTTGTTCCGGACTTCGATGGTCAGGTCCTCGATCTGCAAGGCGACCTCCTTCACTCTCTCATGGGGTCAGATGGCGAGCCACTTTCGTGGGCGCCAGGACACGGTGATGCGGGACTGTCCTCGACGGATCGATGGCGTCCGGGTGGACGGCGAGTTGTCGATGACGCCGGTCCAGTCGTAGATGCCGTTCCGGCCGTCGGTCAGGTCGCCGTGGATGTACGGGATCGGTCCCGTGACCGGCGCGGTAGCGCCGATGTAGAGCGCGAACTGCGAGGTGTCGAACATCGCGCCGGCAGGCAGCACGCCTCCCTCGGCGCTCGACGCGCGGACCTCGAAGCCCACGTGGGTCGAGCCGTCGTTGGGGAAGATGCCGCGCGCCTCGATGACGCGCTCTGCACCAGGTGCGAGCGTCTCGACGCTGCTCTCGTAGGCGCGGACCAGCGGGTTCGGAGTGGCGGTGCTCCCGCTGACGGTGATCGCCTGGCCGGTCAGGACGGCGGTGACGGGGAAGGCGTTCGGGTTCATCACCCGCACGCGAGCGGCCACAGGGTCCCCGGGCTTCGCGGCGAAGTAGCGGACGTTCATCGTTGCCCCGCCGTACACCTGGACGCCGAGGACGTTCGGGCTCGTGAGCGTCCCGCGCAGTCGACCGTTGACCAGGGAGGTCGTGCCGCCCGTGGCGACGTTCGTCAGGCTGGCCGGCTTCGGGTTCGGGATCACGTTCTTCTCGGACACGTCCCCGTCGGCCTGCCACTCGCCGCTGCTCGACTCATCGAGCGTCGCGGTGCAGGTGGACGTGCCCGGAGGCACGGGCCACATCGAGGGGGCGGTGTCGAGCTCGGCGTAGCGGTTCGTGCCGTTGCCGTCGAGCACGGTGCCCGTCTCGGTGTCGATCGTGAGCACGTCGCTCACGCCCAGCGTGCCGTTCCACTTGAGGACCCGGCCGTCGGGGGAGATGGCGGTGAAGTCCTTGCCGGGGCCGCGCACCTCCCACACCGGATACGCCTCAGCGTCCCCGTCGTTTTCCAGGGTGATCGCGCCGAACGTGGACGAGGGGGAGAGCGGGAGCCTGCTCAGGTTGGGCAGCAGCCCTGTCCTGTTGGTTGCCATGTCAGCCTCCCACCGTGACGGACTTGGTGCCGTCGAAGACGAAGAACGGGTTGCCCGCCCTCACTGTCACAACCGTGCGGAGTTCGGTCTCGCCGGTCGTGTCGATGCCGTAGGTGAACGTGCCGCCGCCTACGCGGTACACGTCGCAGTACCAGGAGGTCCCGTCGTCCTCCACCATGCGCAGGCGGACCTTGCCGTCCAGCACGCGGGCGAGCCTCGACCACAGGCTCATCAGGTCGTCCCTGTCGTTCCCCACGATGTAGAGGGGGAGGTCGATGTCGCGCGGCAGCACTCGGCGCCCTCGGTAGACGGCGCCGTCTCCGGCGCCCTCCAGCCACCGCACCTGAACGGGCGGGAGACCCAGACCAGTGACGCCACTGGTTACCTGAATCCCCCGCCCGTTCTTGAGCACGTAGTCGAGGTCGAGAGTGTCAGTCGCGCTCTCCAACTGGAGGCGCGGCATCTGTCAGAACACCATCCTTCCGCGCTCAGAGGCAGCCCAGAGGTCCTCCTCGGAGGACAGCGATTTGCCAGGCGCTGCGTAGTAGTTGAGCGTCCGCTGGTTAGCGGCGGCTCCGGTCGTGCCGGCCGAGCGGTCCGCAGCGGAACTGCGTGCCGAGGAGGAGGCCGTCGTGAGGTTCATCTCGACGTCCTGCTCCAGCTCTTCGCGAGCGATGTCCGCGATCTTGCGAGCCTCGTCCTGGACGTCCTGCGCGCGGTCGGCGAGGCCGATCACCAGGCCGTCGACAGCGAACTGGCCGGACTTCCTCATCACCCGCGAGGGGGAGTGGATGTCCATAGCGCCACGGAAGCCGCTGTTGTAGGCGTTACCCGCAGCAGCACCCGCGTTCCGCGCGCGCTCGATGCTGGTGCGCAGACCGGCGACGAGGCCGTTTGCTCCGTCCTGACCGGCAGCGCTCATGGCGCCCTCAAGACCGGACAGCGCGTTCTCGGCTGCCGTCACAGCGGGACCAACGGTGTTGGTCACCTTCGAGGAGAGCTGGCCGAACTCGGTCTCGAGGTTGCTCGCCGCGCCCTCGGACTTGAGCTTGAACGCCTGCTCCATCTTGGCGAGCTCTTCGTCAGATGCGGTGGTCAGGTCGGCAACGAGTTGCCCACCCTCCGGACCCATCTTGGAGAGCTCCTGGAGCACGCCCTCGCTCACGCCCTTCTGCGCGAGGCGACCCATGTTGTCGGCCCATGCGGACTGCGCGGCGATCTGCTCATCGAGCTTCGTCATGTACGAGCCGAGGCCCGTGTAGGCGTCGCCCATCGCGCCGTCGAAGTCGATGAACGCCTTCGACCCCTCGTTGATCGAGGAGATCATGCCGGGGGTCACGCCGCCCGTGGCGGTGATCGCGTCGTTGAGCGCGCGCATCGCAGCGGAGGCCGCAGCCGACGCATCGGTGACCGCAGCCTCGGCCGCGATCTGTGCGTCGGACTGGATGATCCGCTGGTCGACCTGAGCCTGGACGCCCGCGAGAGCCGCCTGGTAGAGCGGCGTGTTCGCGGTCAGCTTCTCTTGGGAGAAGCCCGCCTCATCCGACTTCGTGGCGAGGTAGGAGAACGCGTCGGCCGCAGCCTGCGTGTATCCGTTCTCGACCATGAGGGCGAGCTGAGAGTCCGTGTCGGCCAGGGCCTGCGTGGCGAGCGCCTGGCTGTTCGTCCACCCGAGGAGGTTGGACGGAGCCTGGAGCACCGTGTCCCACCACTGGTGGCCGGCGAGCTGGTCGAGCGTCCCGGAGAGCCCCGTCAGCGAGCCGTTGGAACTGGCTCGGTTGTAGAACTCGTCCAGGCCGGCCTTCGCTGCCTGACCCCCGGTGCCGATCTGAGAGAGGGCAGTGCCCATCGCCGTCAGTCGCGCCGGGTCCAGTTCACCGGTCGCTCCGGGGAGCTGATCGATGATCCAGTTGGTGCCCACGGTGATGCCCGCGAGGATGCCCGCCGCGCCGGCCAGTCGGCCGATCGCGCTGGCGAGGTTGGTCGCCCGAGTCGCCCCGGTGGGGAACGACGCCGAGAAGTTCGTCCACGCGGTGTGCGCGCTGACGATGCCCTCGATGAGACCCTTCGCCGCGACCGCAGAGCGGAGCGTGACGAACGCCGCCGCCAGGGCGGCGACTGCAACGGGAGACGAGGAGAGCGGCTCGACCAGAGCCAGCAGCACATCGGCCAGGGTGACGATGGCGGGGCCGACGGCCTCCAGAGCACCGAGCAGGACACCGCTGAGGTTGTCAGCGATCAGCCCGATGTTGGGGAGCAGTCGCTCCGCAGCGTCGGACATCTGGAGCAGCATCTCGGCGAGCAGTGGACCGAACGACTCTGCGAGAGTGCCGATGGTCGTGCCCAGCACGCCGATCGCGTCACCCAGCGGAGCCCAGACGGGCTGGAGGCTCGTGATCGCGGAGTGCAGACCGGTGAACATGTCGAGGATGCCGGTGTTCAGCCCGTCGGTGGACAGTGCCGTGGCGATGCCCTTGGCGAGGCTGCCCAGCGCCGTGCCGACGTGATCCTCCAGGGAGGTCAGGACGCCGACCAGGTTCTCGAAGAAGTCCGAGACGGCCGGACCCGAGACGCGGGAGATGTCTTCCATCACGTTGTGCGCGGCCTCGAACGCATCCACGAGCAGACGCTGGAAGTCAGCGTCGTTCACCTTGTCGGCGACGCGCTCCAGCCCGTCTGCGAGGGTGCGCAGTGAAGAGCCGCCCGCCTTGTCGGCGGCGTTCGCGAAGCCGGCAAGGATGCGGCCGGTGCTCTTGAGGACGTCACCGAGAGCCTTGAGCTGCTCGATGCCGGTCTCGATGATGTCGTTGAGTCGCCCGGACTTCTCACTCTCGGAGAGCCAGCCGGAGAACGCATCGGTGATCTCAACGAACCAGGCAGCCAGGCGCGGCAGGTACTCGCTGCCGGTGCTGCCGAGGATCGCGATGATGTTCGCCAGACCGTCGGTGCCGGTCGACGCCGCGAGGATCGAGGCGTTCAGGTTGTCGACCATCGGGCCGATCCGGCCCTGAAGCGAGTCCTTGAGGGACGACGCCATGTTCCCGAAGTAGAGGCCGAGGGTGGTGGCCGTCTCCTTCGCGCCAGCGGAGAACTCCGGGAAGATCACCTGGAAGAACTCGCGCATCGGGGACGCGGCCGTCGACCAGAAGTTCGCCGAGATCGAGTCCTGGAGGGACCGGAGCCCAACCGCGACCTCGGGGAGGTACTGGTTGAAGTCCTTCATCGCGGCGACGGTCACGCCGATGGCGACCGCGACGCCGCCGAGGATTCCCGGCAGCGCGAGTCCTGCGCCGGCGATCTGCGCCAGCGACTTCGACAGGCCGAAGAGGTTCGACGTGGCCGCGATGGCGCTGTTCCCGATGCCAGCCACCGCCAGGGCGATCGTGCCGATCATCGGGATGTTCTTGTCGAGGTTCTTGAGCATCGACCACACGTTGTCGAGGGTCGACGTCAGCAGTCGGCCACCGGACAGCGCGGCCAGTGCGGACTCCGCAGCCGCGTACGCCTTGGAGTCCACGAGGGGCTCCAGGTGCACGATGCGGTCCCGCGAGACCATCGCGAGCTGCGTCGCCGCGTAGCGGTACGACGCGGCGCCGACGTCCACGTTCAGGTGGATGGTGTCGTCGTCGTAGTCCTCGATCAGTTCATCGAGGTGCTCGCGGAACTTGCGCAGCGACTCGTCGTCGGTCTCGACGGAGAACTTGAACGCCTGCCGCTCGGCGAGCATCTTGTCGACCTTGGCCCGGGCCTCCTTGAGGCCCTTGATGTCGTTGTCGACGGTGAGCTTGATCGTCTCCGGGTTCTCGATCTGGTGGAGCGCCTGAGCGATGTCCGCCTCGATCTTCTCCAGGCTGCGCTCGTCGGCCTCCACGCTGATCGTCTGCTGCCGGTGCTTGTCGAGTTCGGCCTGCACCTGGGCCAGTGCCTTCGTCAGGGACGCCTTGTCGTTGCCGTAGGTGAACTCGACCATGCGAGGCTCCTCGGCGATCTCCGCCAGGCTCTCCTCGATCAGTTCACGTGCGGCTTCGAGGGACGCGGAGTCGAGCTCGACGTCCAACTTCGGCGTGCTGATCTTCTGCAACTGCGCCTCGACCTGAGCGAGGCTGCGCTGGAGGCTGGCGCGATCGGCGCCGACCATGACCTCGATGGTCTTGGTCTCGATCTTCTTCGCCAGCCGGTCGACCGACTTCTCAAGGGACTTCTGATCCGCGTCCACCTCGACGGTGGCCTTGGCACCCTTCTCGGCGCGCTTGGCGGCGCGCTCGACATCACGCTTGAGGCCGGAGTCATCGGCGATGAGGTCGACTGCGACCTCGATGTCCCCCTGCTTCCGGATGCCGGTCTCGGCATCCTTCTTGAAGCCGACGGTATCGGGCTTGACCTTGATAGATACGCGCCCGACGATCGCGTCTGCCATTCAGCCTCCTAGGGTTTGGGCGCTATCGCGCGAATGTCTTGAACAGGTCCGCGACAGAGCGCGGCTGAGCCTTCGCCTTCTCCGCTGCCTTCTTCTCTTCGTCGCCGGGACGCGGGAAGCGCGGGAGTTTGGGTGCCTTGCCGTCCTTCCAGTGGCCGAGGGCCTCAACCTGGAACTGGGACGCGTCATAGATTGCAGCGAGCTGTTCGGCCGTCAGGCCCCAGCCTCTGTACTTTCGCCCGCCTCGCATTAGGGCCATCGTCAGGCTCTCCGGAGGGAGCCCTTCGATCAGGGAAATGACGAGAGACGGGGAAGGCCCCCGACCGCGCACCGTCTTGGCGAGATCAACGCCGTAGTAGTGCAGCAGGTCGGGGTAGATGCCTTCCCCGTAGTCATCGATCAGTCCTGCGAGGCCGAGGCTTCCCCCGCCTCCGTCTCCTGCGAGTAGGAGGCGATGACCTCCAGCAGGACGGCGAGGTCGCCGCCGATCTCCTTGACGAGCTTCTTGCCCGACGCCTCGGTCTTCGCGACCGTCAGCAGGACGTCCTCAAGCACGGCCTGCTGGCTGCGCTTGTCCTCCGCCTCGGAGCGGAGCTCGGCGAAGAGGGCGGTCATCTCGGCACGCTTCTCCTCGGACAGGCGCAGCGGGTTGAGCAGGATGACGCCATCGATCTCGGTGTGGCCGAACTTCTTGTCGGCAGCGGCACGGATGTTGGCGAGCGTGAACTTCTTGGACATGGGTTAGCAGACCTCCGGTGTGGATGTGAATGTGGGTTGGCAGACCTCAGTGGGGGCGAAGCCCCCCTCTCGGCGAGGTCTGCTAGGAAGCCGAGAGGGGGGACTGGTGGATCAGGAAGCGGCGCCCGCAGCCCAAGCGGAGCCGTCCCAGTGGAAGTCGTACGAGCCGACCGTGATCTTCTGGCCGGCCGACCACTCGGCCGTGTTCGCGGCGACGTAGCCGAGGCCCGCCAGCTTCGCGGCGTTGGCCGAGTCGGAGGCGGTGATCGCCTGCTCGGACGCGAAGACGTCACCGGCCTTGACGGCGGACTTGGTGACCGCGACGCCCGTCAGCGGGGTGACCGCGTAGGTCCAGGTGTTCGTCTGGAAGATCATCGGGGTGACCTTGAGCGGCAGGCCGGCGAGCGACTCGGTGTCGCTCAGGTCCATGTCGTCGGCGCGGTAGATCTCAGCCTTCGGCGCGTAGAACGCGAAGACGTTCGTGCCGTCGATGAACACAGCGAGGAACGCGCGGATGGTGGGCGTCGGGTTCTGCGACGGCGCGATGGCGCCGTTCGGCAGCGTGACCGAGTTGGCGCCGAAGTACAGGCGCAGGCCGGGCTCATCGAACTGCTGGAGCGTGAAGGTCATGGACTCGGTGCGCGGGGAGTACGTGGTCCGGAGCTGCTTCGCCTGGAGCGTGCCGAGCACGGTCGCGTCACCACCCTCGGAGGTGATCGCGAAGATGTCTTCCAGCGAGGTGTGACCGATGTTCTCCCACGTGCCGACGGGGATCGCGCTCAGGTCGTCGGGCATCGGGGTGCCCTCGGTCGCGGTGAAGAAGTTGCCGGTGCCGATGACCAGCGTCGCGAGGTCGTTCAGTGCCACTCTGTTCTCCTTGTGGTTGTAGGTGGTCGCCGCTCGCACTGTCGCAAGCGGTCAAGGGTCAAGCGGCTCGACGGGGGTCCGTGCGAATCTCGACCGTGTAGCGGGTCTCGTACCGCGTGAAGTCAGCAGGCAGGTCCGCGTACTGGACCGGCCCGGTCGAGGTTGCCCAGTCGGGCACCTCGTGGGGGCGGCTGGTCATCTCGATGTCCATCAGCCAGCCGAGCCCGGGGACGACGACCTGGTTCCGCCAGGCGTCGAAGAGGGTGACCCTCATCGCCTCGCTGATCCGCTCGCCGTCGTCATCCGCGTTCACGCCCTGCGTGTAGACCTGAATCTCGATCTGCACCAGGTCGGTGAAGCGAGAGTCGGACTTGCCACCACTGGGGTTGCGGGCTGTGCGCACGAGGACGAGCGGCACCTTCTGGCGCAGCTTGACCTTCGACTGGATGCGCAGCGTCGGGTGATCGCGGCGCAGGAGCGCCAGGATCAGGTCGGTGGGGGAGCCGAACTTCTGTCGGCTCAGGACGCTCGCGGGGAGCGACTCCGCCATCGGCTACCTCCTCTTCTTGTTGGCGCGCCTGCGGTAGCGACCGGTGTTCTTGTCGCGCAGCGTGTGCCGGTTCTTCGCGCGGCGTCGTGCCTCGCGCGGGCGCTCCAGGCGGTCTGCGCCGGTCGCGTTCGTGACGATGAACAGGCCCTCGGAGCCCTCGTCCGTGGTGCCGTCCGGGTAGATGGCCGGCGCGCGGCCGACCTCGATCGTCAGGGCGTTCGGGTCAACCAGGTCCACGTACCAGTCGAGTGCTTCCTGGTGGGTCTCGATGCGGGCGTTGCCCGTCTCGCGGTGCTGGGCGAGCTTCGCGCTCGCCTTGCGTGCGGACTTGTCGGCGTGCCGCTTGAGGCGGTCCACGACGCCTGGCATGTGCGCCACGTAGTCCTCTAGGACGTCGTTGGTGGCCGCGCCCTTGCGGGGTGTGAAGCCCTCGATCGCGTCCTCCCAGATGACGTCCATCAGGAGGGCCGCTCGCGGAGCATGACGGTGAAGTGGCCGGTGCCGGCAGCGCCCTTGTGCCGCTCCGGGGGAGCAGCGATGTCCCACTCCTGGCCGTCGTGCTTCACGCGGCCCCAGAGGTGGACGTCGGGGGTGTCGAGCGCGACCAGCGCCTTGACCATGTTGATCTGCTGCTGGCCGGGCACCTCCGCCCGGCTGCTGCGCTCGGGGACGACGGCAGCGCGAACGCGCGTGGTCGACGTGGGGTCAACCTCGATGATCTCGTTGCCGCGCCGGTCGACCGACTCGCGCAGCCTGTAGACCTCGATCCACTCGCCTCGGCGGCGCTGCACGCTCACAGTCGCTCCGGGGGGATCGAGTCGGTGGGGAAGGATGGGGTGGTCCAGACCGGCGCGCCGTACACCTCGTCGGACGGGGTGTCGGGCCGGAACGGGAACGGCTTGCCGCCGCCCTCGACGGGGACGTAGAGGTTCGGCCTGCTGGCGGTGCGCCAGCCGATGACCTGCACGGAAGCGAAGCCGCTGGAGCCGGAGAGGCGTCGGACGGCCTCGATCTCGGCTCGGGTGAGGTAGGCGCCTCCAGCCTCCTCGCCCTGGTCGCGCCAGCCGAGCGTCTCGTCGCCAGCGCGGGACTGCGTGTAGGCGTCGGGGTTCCGCAGGAACCGCGCCGTCGCCTTGATCGTCAGGCGCTTGACGTAGCCGGGAGCGTTGTCCGTATCCCAGTCCAGTCCGTGCGTCCGGATCAGGTCAGACACCTCGTCCAGCGTGCCGGTCGCGAGGCGCGCGAGGCCGTCATCGACCTCGAACTCCACCGCGTCCTTGAGTTCTGTGAGCGTTGCGAATGGACCCATGAGGACTCCTTTCAGGTGGAGGGGGCGGTGGCCCCGCCCTGTTAGTCAGAGCAGGGCCACCGCAGGGGGATCAGGAGCCGGACGGGGCGGTCACGGTCGGCGCCTTGACGCCGGTCACCTTCGCGAGCTCGGTGGTCGCGCCCGGGTAGACGTCGGTGCCGTCGAGGGTCAGCTTCACGCCACGGACGAAGTAGTCCGCCTTGGTGATGACCTCCTTGCCGGCGCTCTTGTCCCAGCCGATCAGCCGGTCCACGATCGAGCGCGCGCCCGCGTAGGTGTTCACGACGGACCGCTCCTGCATGTGCTCGGAGTCGTAGTCGCGGACCCACCGCAGGGCGAAGGACCGGTCGGAGATGGTGGCGCCCGAGGCGACACCGGCCGGGACGGACGGCGCACCGGTCGCGAGCACGAAGGCGCTCGGGACGAAGGCGTAGCCGGCGCCCGGGTCGATCTCGTTGGACGTCACGATGGTGAAGCCCGCCAGTCGGCCGATCACGGCCTCGCGAACGGCGAGGTTCGCGTAGGTGTCGCCCACCGAGTCGGCGCGGTGGAACGCCGGGTCGTTGAGCAGGTTCGCCTCGAAGTCGGTGCCGACCAGGAGGATGCGCTGCGACGCGTCGGGCGCGTTGAAGCGGTTGAGGACGCGGCGGGCCTCGACCAGGCGGTTGAAGTTGCCCTTCTCCTCGACGCCACCGAGGACGACCTGGTAGTCAGCGCCCTCGACCTCATCGATCGCCTTGCGCTCCAGGCCGCGCGCGACGGCGCGCGACTGCGGCTCCAGGATGCGACCCCAGGAGTCGATGTCGAAGTCGTTCTGCTCGTCGGTGACCTTGACCGCCGAGTACACGTTGCCCGAGAACGACACGGACCGGGTGGTCTCGGTCAGCTCATCGAACTTGATGCCCTCGCTGCGGTCGTTGCGCCAGGCGTACTCGTTGAACGGGAGGATGCCCGGCACGCGGACGTTGATGGTGTCGTCCTTGGCGCCCTTGTACCGGTCCACACTCTCGCGCTGGATCAGGTTCGGGACGACCACCTGGTCCTCCAGCAGGCCGAGTGCGGCCATCGCGAGAACCTCGGGCTTGACGATCTGGTGCTCTGCCATGCAGATGCCCTCCTTGGGCTACGGCTCGCACTCTCTCATGCGAGCAAATGGGGGTTGGTGGTGGTTCAGCGACGGTTGCGGAGGCGCTTCGCCAGTTCAGCCGGCGAGAGCGCGCTCAGGTCCTCGGCGTCGCTCGGAGACAGACCGCCCTTGGGGTCGTTCGCGGGAGTCGCCACGGGGACGTACTTCGCGAGCGCCTTCGCGGCGGTCTCGATCTCCTCCTTCGTCTCGCCCCGCAGGAGGGCGGCGAGATCGGTGGGCAGCTTGTGCTCGGTCGCGATGCGCGTCCGCAGCAGGTCGGTCTCCAGCGCCTTGTTCTTCGACTCGATGTCGGCCAGGGCGGCAGCGAACTCCTCGGGGCTCTTCGCCTTCGCGAGGTCCGCCTCGGTGGAGCGCAGACGCTCGCGGTAGCCCGCAGCCTGCTTGCGCGCGGTGTCCAGGGCAGCAGTCAGGTCCTCGATCGACAGGGGCTGCTTCTCGGCCTCCTGCTCGGCAGGCGGGGTCTCGCCGTCGGGCGTCTCCGTGCCAGCGGGCGGGGTCTCAACCGAGCCACCGCCGTCAACGACGGGCTCCTGGTTGAAGCGGAGCCGACCCTTGCGGATCATGTTCATGCGGACGTTCATGCTGCTGCCTCCAGGGCTTCGGGCGCGCTCCGGGCGCGCTCATTCATCAGTTCGCGGAAGCGCCTCACGGCGTCCTTTCCGCTGTACTTGTCACGGATTTCCTTGTTCCACAGAGCGTTCAGCTCGCGGTTCAGCGAGAAGGTCTCGGTCGCCAACTGCTCGCGCGAGAACACCGGGACGGTGACGCAGTGGCAGTTGTCGTGGAACGCGCCGGCGTAGGCGCCAGCCTCGGCAGCGGCTACGTTGTCCGCCGTCTTGCTCGTGCCGCCTCGCGTCGCCGTTCCCGCTGTGCGGTATACAGCGCCTCGCGAGATGAGCATTCCGCACCAGCCACAGGGCGTGCCGGTGAGCGAGATGCGCGCAAAGCCAAGAGACTTTCGGTCGCTGTTGAGCATCACGACGACGGTCTCTCGACCGCCATTCATGGCGAGGCGCTCTGCGGCGGAAGCCTGTCGGGCGCCGGCCTCATCGAATGCGGTCTGCCGCTTGGTATCGACCTCCTCCGCTGGGCGGGTGGTGTCGATGACCGTCGTCTTGCGCTCGTAGTTGGTGGGACCGAGGACGTCGAGCGCCTCTTCGGCCTCCTCAAGGGCTGCCTGCTCCTGCTCGGCGATGGCGTCCTCGATGTCGAGGGCGGGGTCGACCGTGATGGCGTCCCCGTTGCCCTCGCTGTAGTCGAGGTGGTCGTACTCGTCCTGGACCACCAACTCGTCTACCCGCACCTCCGGGGTGTCGGGATCAGTCGGTGGACCGGTGTAGAGCTCGTCCGTGTCGCGGAGCAGCAGTGCGAACTCGCGCCGCAGTTCGGCGAGGGTCACGCTGCGCTTCACGGGCTCGCCCGGCTTCGGAATGGTGCTGCCGGTGAGCAGCGCCCGCGCGAGGCGGTAGTACGCGAGTGCGATCTCATGGCTCATCCCACGCCGGGTGAGGATGAGTTGGATCGCCTCCGTGTGCCACGCCTCGACGGTCGCTGCGATGTTGACGGGGTTCAGGTCCTGCCAGAGGTCGAGCGCGTCCTCGATGGTCGCCGCTCCAACCTTCGCGAGTGCGATCTGGAGGGCGTACGTGGCGCGCTCGGCCTCACGGGCGCGAGCGGCGGTCGTCATGCTGCGGTAGCAGGACTGGCCGGGGTCAGGTTGCCGCGCGACTGCGTGGCGCTAGCCGCCGTGCGTGCCACCGTCGCCGCGTTGCGGCGGGTGGCGAGCGTGGTGACTGCCGTCTGCTCCTTGGCGAGGTCGTCCCAGGCGTCGAGCTCGTTCTGGGTGACGCCGGGGATGCGCGGCCAGAGACCCTTGCGGGGAATCTCCAGCGACTCGGCCATCTTGCCGAGCGCGTCAGCCATGACGCCCATCGAGGCGCCGTCCATGTCGCGCCAGATGACCTCACCCGAGTAGTCGTCAGCGCCGCCGTTCTCGCCAGCCATCTCGGCGGCGATCCGGAACGTGCGCTCCCACGACTCGCCGAACGAGTTCTGGAACGAGGCGACCTTGCGCATGAGCGACTGCTGTGCAGCCTGGAGCGCCTCGGCCGAGAGGTTGGCGATCTGCCCGAGCATGTCGTGCGGGGGCGTCTGCGAACGCGAGGCGAACTGCCGAACGCTCATCTCGATGGAGGCGATCAGCCCCTCAAGCGACGCGGCCGGCAGGCTGTCGAACTTGACGTCCGGGTCCTCCGCCATGAGCAGGCGCCGCGCGTTGATGTCGATGGGCGCCGCGATCGGCTGACCATCGTCGTCCAGCTTGGGCTGACCGGTCTCCTTGTCCATCAGCATGGGCGGCGCCAGGCCGGACACGGTGCGGACCTCGAAGGACTGGTAGGTCTGGAGGACGAGCAGGTCGAAGTGCGACTGGTTGATGCGGTCCTGGTGCGGGATCATCGGCTCGATGACGCCGGTCGTGCGACCCTCCAGGTCCATCACCGCGACGAAGCGGGTGACGGGGCACTGGCTGGCGCCGTGCCGCTTCACGAAGGTGACGCTCGGCTTCTCGATGTTCTCCCACGTGACGCGGTACTCAGCGAGCTCGTTCCACATGCGGGCCTCGCCGCGCTTCTTGCCGGTCGGCCACTTGGTGACCGTCAGCGCGCCGACGGGATCGATGTCGTTCGCGGGATCGTCGTAGATCGCTGCGGTGCGCAGCGCGGACAGCCCCTTGATGAGGACCTCGCCGTCGTCCGTGCGCTCGTTGAGCGAGAACGAGTGGCCGTAGGAGAGGGCGCCTCGGTAGATCGCACCCTGCTTGGAGTCCAGGCCGGAGCGCTGCCACCACTGCCACTCTTCGGCGTCGCCAGCGACCCGGGCCTCGCCCGGTCGCGACTTGCCTCGACGGAAGCCGTCCACGTACATCGCCTGACTCGGCGTCTCCACGATGTTCGGCATCCAGTTGGTGACCGCGCGCTTGGCGAGCAGCTTGTACTCGGCGTCTGCGGTCGGCGGCATGTACGGGTCGGCGTGCAGCCCGTGCAGGTAGTCGTCCATCTTGCGCAGTCGGGGAAGGTCGTTGTTGAGCGTCTGGAGCAGACGCACCGCGAGTTGTGTGGGTTCCACTCTCACTCTCCAATCCTCAGAAGAACCAGCCCCTACCGGTGCGGACCTTCTGCTTCTTGCCCTTTGTGCGCACGTCGTATGCAGCCTCGAAGGCGAGCAGGAACGCGGCGTAGGCGTCGATCTTCTTGGGGGACTCGCGCGACTCCTTGCCGAAGCTCACGCCGTAGTTGTTGTGCCGGCGCCGCACATTCAGCATGTGCCGTCGGAACTTGAGGTCGCCGTCGTACTTGACCTTGACGTCGAAGATCGCCTGGACCAAGCGCTCGTGCGCCCGGGTGACCGTCTGGAGCGACTGGCGCATGTCCCAGCCGATCGAGGAGCGGCCCTCCGCCTTGACCATCAGGCCCTCGGCGTAGTCCCGGTCCCACTCGGCGATGTACGACTCCCAGAGGGCGACGTCCGCGTAGAACGCCTTCACGTCGTAGATGGCGAACGCCTCACGCACAGCGCTGTCGACTCGATCGCGGGGGACTTCCCAGCGCTCTTGGCCGGGCTTGTCCTCCTTCTCCCAGAGGCCGATGAGGAATGCCTTCTGGTCGCGGATGCGCAGCGCGACGAGCGCTGTCGCGTCGTCAGACTTACCGCCGTCGAAGCCGAGGGTGATCTCGTCACCCGGCATCAGGTCTTCGCCGTCTCGGTCCTCGATCGCTGCCAGCTCGGGCATTCCGTAGAGAGCGTCGGAGGAAGCGACCACCTGGTTGAGCCACATGCGGCGCAGGCGCTCAACGTCGATGGAAGTCGAGTTCATCGACTCCACGATCGTCTCGATATCGAGCCAGGTGGAGTCGCCCCGGATCAGCGGGATGATTGCGTACAGAACGTTCGGGATCAGCGGGGTTGCCGGGTGCGCCTCGATCGAGTCGTACATCAGGCCGGCGTCGTTCGCCTTGCCCTCCTGCACCCACTCGTACTCCTGCCGCATCCGCTCGGCGACAGAATCCTCGCCAGGCATGAATGCGTTGGTGATCGCCATGTACCGGCTCTTCACCTTCTTGCAGTTGAAGAGCATGGTCTGGTACATGTCGTGGCCGCGTCCCGACTCGACCCAGTGCTGGGTCTCGTTGAGCACAACGAAGGTGGACCGCTTGCCCTCCAGGGCACGCGGGTTCGTCGTGACGGCCTCGATCTCCTGACCACCCGCGAAGCGGATGACCTCGATGCCAGCGACCGTGACGCCGTACGCCTTCTTGAAGTCGTCGGACATCAGCGCGGCGAAGAGGCTGAACGTGTTCTTGGTCTGCGAGAGGTTGACGGCTGCGATCTGGACGAGAGCCTGCGGGTGGGCCTTGCCGACCGGCTGACCGTTCTTGTCCCAGCCCGCGAAGCGCGAGGGGCCGGCAGCCTCGATCAGGCACATGACCGCGCAGAGCGGGTCCTTGCCGTGCCCCTTGAGGCGCTGGATGACGCCGGACTGGTAGACGAAGCGGCCTCGCTCGTCCACCGCGTACCACCACAGGATCAGCCGGAGCTGCTCGGGCGTGAACTTCCAGCGAGGCATGTCGCCGAGGCCCTTGAGGTAGCGGGCACACCAGCCGGCGATCTGCCAGCCGAGCGTGTGCTTGGGGAGGAGCCAGCCTCCGTTGTCGTCGCGCTGCCAGGACGGGCCGATGTAGTCCACCGGGTACTTCTCGATGATCTCGGCCGGGGTGAGGTCGAGGTCCGGGTCGCGGTCCTCGTCAGCCATCTCGGCTGTCGCCTGTTCGATGAGGGCTTCGATGTCGATGTCGTTCGTCACGAGACCAGCCCCAGCTCGGCGCGGTACTCGTCAATCGCGATGATCTCTGCTTCGACCTGGGGCTCAACAGCACGCTGGAGCTCGATACGGGCCTTGCGCCTATCTGTTTCCGTGACCATCAGGCGCTCAAGTCCGCGCATGATGGAATCGAGCATCATCGCCGACTTCTTCGTGGACAAGTAGGAAGACAGTTCACCCATCAGGAACCAGGCATAGGCCCAGTCCGAGTTCTGCCAGAAGTCGACCTGCCCGCTGGTACGGAACGAGGCGTACATCTTCTTGGCGGTCGGGTGCCATTCGCCGTCAGCGTGCGGGATGGTGACCTCGCGCTGCTGACCGTGAGAGACCTCGGGATTGACTCCCTTGTCCTTGCCGTTCTGCTCGCGGGGGTGCTTGAGCTCTGCTTCGCTCTTGCGGGGTCGGGGCATCTTGCACCTCCTTGTGGTTGAGTAGGGCCATGAACGTGAGAGACAACGTGTACGTGCGCCTGGACGGCGGGGTGGAGCGGCTCTTTCCGAGCCAGCGCCCCAAGGGGGAGCGGCGCTACATGAGCCGGCGCCAGGTCAATGAGCGCGCGCTTCGTGTCGCGACCGAGATCGCGAAGGGCGACCTGCGTCGACTGCGCGTGATGGAGGACGGCTCCGTCCTGGTGCACAATCACAGGCGGTAACATCAGCGCCATGACTGTTCAGACCGCGCCCGTCACCTCCACGAAGGCGACGCTCGGCCTCGTGTTCGCGTTCCTGCTTGCGCCCCTCGGACTGGTGCTCTCGATCCTGGCGCTCAAGGAGACGCGGACCGGCGCGCGCGGCGGTCACGGCCTCGCAGTCGCGGGCATCGTGATCGGGTCGCTTGGCTCGCTGGTATGGGTGTGGACGCTGCTGTCCATCGCGCTGGCCGTCAGCCAGGGCGCGACCCGCTAGACGAAGAGGGCGCCCCCATCTGGGACTCCACTCATCCTCGTGAGGGAGAGGCACGATTCTGAGGAATCAACCAGATGGGGGCGGTCTCAGGCGCGCGCAGCGCGCCCTGGACGTCTTACCGACGCAGACCCGGATGGGTCTCGTTACGTCGAAACTTTTTCGTGATTTTTGCGCGACGCTTGGCGTTCGCTGCTCCACCCTCGTGCGCTGACTTCTTCGCGTGGTGGTACGTGCAGAGCGAGCGCAGGTTCGAGTCGCCGTGGTCGTCGCCCGGGACGATGTGGTCCACCTCGTCCGCGTCACCGTCGCAGCGCTGTCCGTAGTCGTCGCGCCACGTGCACCTGTAGCCGTCTCGTCGTCGCACTCTCGCGCGGCGCTTGTCCCAGTCGGCCGGCAGGCGGTGTCGCCTGTCGGACCCTACCCATCCGCTCGCCATCGTTCTCCCTGTCGCTTGGCCCCCCGCCCGTGTGGCCCGAAGGTTCGCCTGTGCGGCACGGACGCGAGGGGTGGCCTGTTGCTCCCTTACATGAAGCGCGTAGCTCGCAACGCTCGGGCTGTAGCCCGCCAGGGCGGAAGCCCGTCTCTGTGTCTCACCTCGTCCGAGGGCGTCAGCCCGGAGGACGCTCGTTCGCTTCGCTCACTCGCTTCACTATCTATACTCACTTTCCGAGCCGGAAGTTAAGGTCGACCTCCAAACTTCCTCTGACGAGTTTCAGGCCGTCACAGAGGCGCGCAGTACCGCCCCCTGGCGGGGGCGTCTACTGGTGTGGCGGCGGCGAGCGACTGGGGCAACAGCCCTGGTCGAGCCCCTCCGGGCCTGACGGCCCTGCGGGAGCTCGCCCTGTTTGGGGCTTCTTCTCCTGGCATCTGCCGCTGCCTTCCCCGTGCGTCTTTACGCATGATTAAGGGGCAAACGGCCCCGCCGCATCTGCCGCCGATGCACGCAGATCGACCCCTGGTTTTCCGTAACCCCCCGGCTGCT